CTGCTTTAAGAACAGTTGTTCCTACTGCTTTAAAAAAGTTACTTACCTTTTGACCCATTTGTATTATAATAATAATGAAGAAATTATTATTAAAGACACTTAAATTTTACTAAGATTTACTAAGACTTTAACGAACGATTTCTACGCTGCCTGTAGCATCGATGAGCAATTGAAAGTCCGAGATGATAATGATGTAGCAAGTTGACGATACTTGAGTAATCTGGTTCGTTGTACCGTTCCAACCGCATTGGATATTGAGAATCGAGGCTGGAGAACCTTGAAACGAGAGACCTTCATTAATACGTTGAGCAGATGCACCAGCACTAAAGTAGTTCGTTAAGAAAGTACCACCTGAGGCATTACCGTTCGCACCAGCCGCAGCAGCTGGAGCACTATTAACGCACAGATCTGTAATGGAAGCATCAAAGATGCGACCGAATGCTTTTTGCATCTCTGCGAACACAAGAGCAGGGTCAGTGACACTATTAAGAGTTAACGAGGATATCAAACGACCATCAAGTGATACTTGGAACTGGTTAAGACAGTTACTAATTGACGGTGCCGCACCACTTGTGGCTAGAGTTGAACTATTATATTGTGAAAGAGCAACACCACGTAGAGATGAAACGTTTAGACCATAGTTCAAGTTAAGAGTACCAGCAGAAGCACCGAAAGTCATTGGAAGAACGGTCGAAGAAAAGTTGGTGTAGCCAAATACGTATTTTTGACCCGCCATCATGTCGTGACGAACTTTCGATACAAAAGCTTCTTCAGGCATTACCTTGTCGTATACGAGCTGAACGTTTTGGACGAGTATGTTGGTAAACACGGGGTCGTTTGAACCAGCTGTGTAAACTTGGTATGCTGACGAAGCCCAATCTAATTGAACTTGTAGAGTACCGTTTACTAGGTACAAAGGCATTGCTTGTTGCGAACCTAAGAGACCAAGTAGAGGAACACAGAAAGTATAGTTTTGCGAAGAAGTAGCAGCAGCAACCGTATTGTAGTATAGAACACCAGAACCTAACATAAGAGTACCATCGTGGTTAAGCCAATCAGCCGATGTAGAGTGAGAAAGAACAGTATCATATAGAGACCAAGCGTTTTGTTGGTTATCGATTTGAACACTGTTAACATAAGTAGAGATACGGTTAATTGCGGCAGTAGCACATTGGGCAGCACCCTTAAACGACCAAGAGCCGTTTGCTACTGAAGAACCACCAGTCATTTGAAGCGTGAAACGAACATAAGGATTCATTAATATACCTGCGCCAGCACCGCAAGGAACTTGAATGATACTCGAGCCACCAAGGGTTTGGTTACCAGATAAGGCTGGAACGTTTACCGTTTGCATCGAGCAAGGAATCGGCTTAGCCGTTTTGTTAGAACGGAAAGCTTCAGGAATGCTATCGTACGAAGCGGGAAGAATATAGTGGGCATCAGATCCGACGGTATGTAGTGACATTTCTTTATAATATATTGGGAGAAAATAAAAATACTGAAATGAATTAATTACAGTATAATTATTGACGTTGATACTTACTCTTTTTTTTCTTCTCTTTGAATTCTTCAATACGAATTGGTTCTCGATGACGTAAAGGTTGATCTGAATTCATAACTGGTTGATTTGGTATATTTACTACTTGTTCTTTTACTGATTGTGTTATACCAGTTCTACCAATGGGGAAATGATTCTTTCTTGATTTCATTTATTTATACTTAGATATTTTTGTTAATCGCTAAATTGTTTATCTATCTGTTCTATGTCAAGTGAAATAAGACAGTTTGTAAAACCAGTTGGTTCATTACCAGTTACTTTATCAATGATACTAAGTTGGATCTGACCATTGAGTTGTTGATTTCTAAGATGATAATCTAGATACGATTGGTCTACACTAACATTTGCTGCTGGATTTGACAATACCGTAAGATATTTTAGTGGTGAATAAGGAAAGTATAGATTATCACTTACAACTTGAATGACTCTATTTGTACCAGCTGCTGCCGTATCATGATATTGAATACTTAAGACACGAATAGAACATTTACCAGTTACTGGTAGGACTTGGAACTTACCACTAGCAGTAGTTAAACCTCCTGCCGCTGGAGTAATAAGGATTTGAGCAAAGACCATATTTATTTAGATTAAGATTATTTTAATGTGGAAGTGGTAATGTAATTCCGTGCTTTCTTAGATAGTCTTCTACCTTAGGAGCATATGCTTTATTTACAACAAGCTCGTTAGGCATTACTATCGTTTTACCTAACATAGATGGATTCGATTGTTTCTTACCAATAATTTGTCCTTTATATCCTTTCATAATACCACTCTTCATTACTGGTACTGGAACTACTAAAGAACCATATTCTAATAAACTAGAAACAGTATCTTCTTTTTTATCTTTTATTTTTGGACTATCATGTATCAAACCGCCTCTCGATAAATTTCGAGGACGACTATTGAATATTTCAACTGGCTTACCCTTATCTGAATAATAAAACATTACTCTACTACATTATCTTGTATTTTTTTACTAGAGGATTCTGGAATACCCGCTTTTTGAAGTTTTTTCTTATATAACTCTAGACGTGCGAGTTGTTTTTCTTTTTCCATTTCTAATGCTTGTTTTTCTTCTTGTATCGCTTGTAGGGGAAGACTTGGAATACTTGTAAAAGCATTAAGAGCTTCATAGTCTGGACTAATTACTTCTCGTATCGTAAATGAAAATGCCCAAGGAATATTCTGTAAGTTAATTGGTGTATAACTTTGATTGCTCGTTAAATAGAAATTTATACTTTGAATACTATTATCTACAATGTATAAAGGTTCACTAACTTGATAATAGTTAATCCAAGAAGACTGTACAGTTGAAATAGGTACTTTATACACGATATCACTTGTATCAGACTGAACTATGTATTCTCGATTACGATATTGTTTCAATGAACTTCGAATAAGCAAATAGTTAATTGGATTTAATACACAAGGTTGATTACTCGATGCATTAACATAACTAGTAATTACACCAGAACTATTAAATGTAGCTGAAAATACAATCGCCAATGGACTTGTTGTACCAGATACTACAGATCCAAAAAAGTATGCCGTCTTAGGATTTGGTGATAAGTTAAAATTTAATGAAATACTAATTGTACCACCACCAACTGGATAGGGAGCCGCTCCTACTAACGAAAATGTTATATAACCTGTTGTAGGGTCATAGGCAGTACCAAATTGCGGTTTGAAACCACAAGTAGCAAAACAGTAATCATATAATCTATTATTTAACTCAGTAATAAGAGTATATGGAGTATAATTACCTTGAGAAAGAGTAATATTAGTAGCAAAACTTGAAGAACCAAATGTAACACCAATTGTAATCACATTTAAACTACTAGAGTTATTCAATTGGTAAAACGTAAATGGAATTTGAGCATTATTAAATATGATTTGAAACATACCTTTTTTCGATAAGAGATTCATAATCTGTGGGAAGTTGATATTGAAATTTGTATTTGTTCCACTACTGCGTTGACTGGACGACACGTGAACCGTGTAGTCCATCACTTGATACTGGTTGTCCGTTGACATCTATGCTTAATAATACAGGAGATATATTTTCATTCGGTTTTGTTCGAATACCTTCTATCTCATCATCTGTTTTTATGTAGGATTGATATCGGATACCTGTTTTGATCTGCTCTAAACTGGATCCCATAATATAATGTGGATTAAATGGCTTACTCATATATTTATAATTGAGATAATTTTATAATGATAAAATTATATAAACTTAAAAAATAGACATACCTCTCGCATGATATGGATTCGCCATTGTCTTTATCCGAGAATCAATCTCCTGAACCGCTTTTAGACGAGCCTGAGCCTTTCTCACGTATTTTTCATCCATTTCAGATTCACTGGAACTACTTTCATTGTTCGTTGTGTCACTCGTTTCCGATGCATAATACTTCTTTCTGGAAACCTTTTTTGCTACTTTTTTCTTGGAGACCCGCTTTGGCTTCGGAGGAGGCTCATATGATGATTCACTCTCCTCGCTCTCTTCCTCCGTTTCCACAGGAGTTGGAGATGGAGTATAATCAATTGTTTTCTCCTTTTTAGAAACTTCCTTAGGGGCTGATTGATTAGAATTCCAAGCTGGTTTTGTTCTAGTATATTTACGTTTTGGCTTTACAACAACAGCTACTTTATCTTCTGGAATTGCCTCTGGAATATTATTCGTTACTACACTACGTCTCTCTTGGGCTTTTTGTTTATTCCTCTCGATTAACTTCTGAAGACTCTCTTTTTGCTTTTCCGATAACTCTTTCTTTGGTCTCTGTCTCTCTAGTGTAGTCGGTGCGATTGATTGTGGTTCTGTAGGTTTGTTAATTAAAACTACCTCACCAGCTTCTAAATTCTTGTTCTTTCCCATTCTTTAATGTTAGGAAAGATATTTTTCTAGGGATTTCTATATTATTATCGAAAATCTATTTTTTCTATTATATAATCTAGTAAGTTGTAAATTTAATATGTTTGTTAAAGTAAATGAAGTCATTCTCGTCGCCGATCACACAGGCTCTCGTTCCTATCGATAACCAGATCTGTCGAGAGGATACACCTTTACCAATGAAGCCATGTAATTATGGTATCTTCGCAAAGAAGGGTCTTGGTAAGACTACACTTATATTGAATTTACTAGAGAAAAAAGAGTCACCTTGGTATAAGCACTTTAGTTTAATCTTTTTTATTAGTCCTACTGCTAAAAATGATGATAAAGTTAAATCGTTAATAGATGATATCGACGATCAATACTATGATACTTTAAATAATGATGTATTAGAGAATATTGTAGAAAAGATTGATGCATACAAAGAAGATTGGAAAAACAAAAAGAAAAAAGGTACTCCTGCTTTTTGTATCATCTATGACGACTGTATCCACTTGATTAAATCTAAAAATAGTAGATTAATGGATTTACTCGCTACACAAAACCGTCACAGAAATATTACCAATATCTATTTATTACAAAAGTGGAATACATACTTACCAACATTGATTCGTAGCAACTTAGATTTAATTTCATTCTTTAGAACTGACAACAAAAAAGAACTTGATAGTTTTGTAGATGAAATGGCTATGAATGAAGAGATATTGCGAAAGCTATATGAATTTGCCACGGACGACGAGTACTCTTTTTTACATATTAATTGTTATCATAATCCACCAAAGTTCTATAAACGATTCGATCCAATTGAGTGGCGCAAAAAATAATCCGCTTTGCTTTGGGTATTTTTT